AAAGAAACTTATTGGCCTTGTAAAAATATTGCAGAAAGTGGATTTGAATATTTTGTTATTGACCCTGATGATTGGGCAGAATGTGAAGACACAGGCGAAATTATTGGCATTGTTCACAGTCACCCTATCGGTTCTTGTTATCCTTCAGATAATGACAAAGCAAGCTGCGAACATCTTGGCCTACCTTGGTATATATACAGCGTAGAAAATAAAGAATGGCATAATTTTGAACCTAGTGGATATAAGTCTGGACTTTTTGGAAGAACATGGATTTGGGGTAAATATGATTGTTGGAGTTTGATTACTGATTATTTTTTAGAAAAAAAACAAATAAATTTAAAATTTTGGAAAAGACCGAAAAACATGAAAACTTTTTGCAAAAATCCTTATTTTGAAGAAGTTTTAACTGGATCAGGCTTTATCGAGGTTTCAAAAGATAATATTAATGATGATGATGTTTTATTAATGCAAGGAGCAAATGAAAAATTAAATCATGTTGCTCTTTATATTGGCGATCAAACAATTTTGCATCACAATATTAGACAGTTAAGTTGTAGAGAATTATATGATTTAAAATATATAAAAATTACAAAAAAGGTTTATAGATATGCAGCTTAAAAAAATACGAATTTATGGAAGATTAAGAAAATTTTTAGGACAACCATATTTTGAAGCGGCTGTTTCTAGCCCTGCCGAAGCTGTTCGTTTTTTATTGGCAAATTTTCCTGAAGTTGAAAAACACATGGCCGATCAATTTTACAAAATAAAAATGAATAATTTACAGGTTGATCTTGATTTTATCGGCATGAAAGGACAGGGCGATATTCAAATAATTCCTCTAGCTTCTGGTTCTGGATTTCTTGCGCCAGTCATAGGAGGTATTTTTAGTGCAGGGGCAGCGGTGGCAAGTGCAGCCGTAGGAGCCGCAACAGCAGTCGGTGGCGCGGCAATAGCAGCAGCGGGGGCTATAAGTGCAATCCCTGTTGTCGGTTCTATCGCAACCGCTGTTGTTACTGATCTTGCTATTGATGGGATTAGTTCTTTAATAATGCCTACGCCTTCTGTTCCTACTCAAAACGTTGAAGAAACATTTTCACAGAATGATCCTGAGGCTGTCGCATCGTTTGGGTTTTCTGGGATTTCTAACGTTAGTGTTGCTGGCGTTGCCGTTCCTATTATTTACGGTGAAGTTTTTACAGGATCCGTTGTAATAAGTTCTGGAATTGATACTGTTCAAGTAGAAGGAGAAAATTAATGATATTTCCTATAGGACAATTTGCTGACGCTTTAGGTCTTATTAATGATCCAAATTTGCCTGAAGATGTTCTTGCGTCTAAACAGTTTCAAACACTTGTTGAACTTTTAGGAGAAGGAGAAATTGAAGGGTTTCCTTCCGCAACAGGTTCACAGGGTTCAGCAGAATATAATCAATCAGCATTAAAAGACGTTTTTCTTAATGGAACTCAAGTTCTGCAACAATCAGCAGGCACAAGCCCAAGCGATACAGATTTTAATTTTAAAAATATAACTTTTGAACCTAGATTTGGAACTTCAAATCAAACAGCAATTCAAGGTATTTCTGAAATAGAAACAGAAAATGCAGTTGGTGTTGTAGTCACTCAAGATACACCTGTTTCAAGATCAATTACAAATACTTCAATTAATGCAGTAAGGGTAACAATAGGTTTTCCACAATTACAAAAATTTGAAGATAATGGCGATATAAATGGCTCAGAAGTAGCTCTTACAATTCAAACAATAGAAAACGATGGAACAACTACAACTGTTATTTCAGACACAGTAAAAGGTAGAACTGCAAGCACATATTTTAGAGATTACAAAATAAATTTAAAATCTTCTACTTCTTTCCCTGTCACTATAAGAGTAAATCGAACAACGGCAGACAGCACAGAATCAACACATTTGAATACCTTTCAATGGTCATCTTTTACAGAAATAATTAATGAACAAAGAGCATACGCAAATTCGGCTCATGTTGCCTTACGTTTTGATGCTGAAACCTTTCCAGCACAGCCTCGTAGAATGTATCGGTTACGCGGTACAAAAATAAAAATCCCTCATAATGCAACTGTAAGAACTGATGGATCATTAAGTTACAGCGGAACATTTAATGGATCCTTTAAAACTGACAAGGCTTGGACAAATGATCCTGCATGGATTTTATATGATTTATTGACTACTTCAAAAGGATTTGGAGATCATATCGCAGAAAGTCAACTTGACGTTTTTAGTTTCTTTGCAGCTAGTCAATACGCATCAGCGCAAGTTGATGATGGTCAGGGTGGAACAGAACCAAGATTTGCTTGCAATGTCGTAATAAATACTAGAAAAGAAGCATACAACTTAATTAATGAACTTTGTTCTGTTATGCGTGTCATGCCTTTTTATTCAGCAGGTGCTATTTCAATTTCGTGCGACAAACCAACAGACGCTTCTTATTTATTTAATTTATCAAACGTAACGCCCGAAGGTTTTACGTATAGCAACACAAGCAAATCAACAAAACATACTGTTGTTAATGTTGCTTATTTTGATAATGAAACTCAAACGATTGATTATGAAACTGTAGAAGATACAGCTTTACAAGCAAAATATGGGCAAGTTGTAAAAAATTTAAGAGGATTTGCAACGACATCAAGGGGGCAAGCTTCAAGGCTCGGCAAATGGTTTTTATATACACAATCTAATGAAGCGCAAACAGTAACTTTTACAACAACACTTGAAGCGGGAACACTTGTCAGGCCTGGTGCTGTCATAAATATACAAGACCCAATGCGGGCAGGGGTAAGAAGAGGAGGAAGAATAAAGACAGGAGTTTCTACAACACAGATTATTGTTGACGATGAAAATAATACAGATTTAGCAACAACTGATTCTGCAACTTTATCTGTAATTTTATCTGATGGTAGTTTGGAAACTAAATCTATCAGTACAATTTCAGGAACAACAATAACTGTTGATTCGGCTTTTTCATCTGTTCCACAAGCTAACAGCGTTTGGGTTATAGAAAATACATCATTACAACTTCAAATTTTTAGAGTTATATCTGTTACAGAAGTAAGTCAATTAAATTATCAAATTGTTGGTGTTTCTCATAATCCAGATAAATATGCTTCTGTAGAAGATGGTGCAACGTTACCAACAAGAACAATAACAACTTTAACTGCTATTAAGGATTCACCCAGTAATTTGCAGGGAACAGAACAAATTGTTGTTTTAAATAATAGGGCTGTAAGTAAATTATTTATTCAATGGCAACCTGTCAGTGGTGTCACTGAATATATGGTTCAATATAGATTTAAAAATGAAAACTTTATTTCTGAGCGTGTTACAAGATCAGATTTTACAATTTTTGAAACTTTAAACGGAACTTATGAAGTAAGAGTTTTTAGTTATAACGCTTTAGGTAAACCAAGCACAAACCCAGCAACAACAACATTTACAACTGTTGGTAAAACGGCTTTACCTGATGATGTGCAGAATGTACAGATAGAACCTTTATCAGATCAGTTTGTAAGATTACGTTTTGATAAATCAACTTCGGTTGATGTGGTGCATGGTGGAAACGTAGTTATTCGCAGTTCTAATCTGACAACAGGCGCAACTTTTACAAATGCTATTGATGTTATCCCTGAACTTTCTGGAAATATCAGCGAGTCAATTGTACCTAATATTGTAAATGGAACATATTTACTTGCTTTTAGGGACGATGGAGGACGACTTAGTGCAAATGCCGCATCAATAAAAAATATAAATACAAAACCTGATCTTTTTCCAAAATTAACAATTTTAGAAGATAGGGAAGATTTAGACAGTCCACCTTTTCAAGGTGTTAGAGACGATTGTTTCTTTTCTGATGAAGTTAATGGTTTAGTTTTAGGATCAACAACACTACTTGATGATGTAACAGATTTTGATGCAATAGCTGATTTTGATTTTCTTGGTAATGTAGATTTCTTAACTGGTGGTCAATACTTCTTCAAATCAACTCTTGACCTCGGAGGAAAACAACCCTTAAAACTAAGAAGACATTTTGTTACTCAAGGTTTTTTGCCTAATGATTTAATTGATAAAAGGACTGCAAATGTTGATACATGGACAGATTTTGACGGGGCGACCGCCTTTAATGTGAACGCCACGCTATCAGTCGCCACAAGTGACTCTGATCCTGATTTGTCAGTATCGGCCACATATACAATTAATGATGGTTCTGGCGGTGCGGGCAACACAATTACAATTACAAAAACATCGCATGGTTATAGTGTCGGGAGTCTTGTAACTCTTGATTTTACTTCTGGAACTGGTGTTGATGGTGACTATATTATCCAATCTGTACCCAATGCAAATACTTATACTTTAACCTCTGCAACTTCTTTAAATACGAGCGGTAATTGCACATATTCAGCAGAGTTTGAACCCTATCAAAAGTTTGTAAATGGTACATATATTGGAAGAGGTTTTAAATTTAAATGTGATTTATTATCGACTGACCCTGCCCAATCAATTGAAATAGATCAACTTGGATATTTTGCTGAGTTAGATAGCAGAACAGAAACAAGTCTTGGTAATGCAGCCGCTTCAAGTGGTGGATTTATTGCAAGCGGTACTTCTACAAAATCTGTTACTTTTACAGATAGCTTTTTCACTGGACAATCAGGAACAAGTGTAGCTGCTAATTCTGTTTTACCTTCAATAGGAATAACAATAGAAAATGCTTCATCTGGTGATTTCTTTACTTTGTCAAATATTACTGGAACAGGTTTTGATATAGACATTAAGAATGGATCTAGTCATGTAAACAGAAACTTTAAATATGCAGCTACAGGCTTTGGGCGTGGTAGTTAATAGTGGTTTAGGATATACTAAAAGAAAATTTTGGATTAGGAAATGGCACAGCACGATTATGTAATAGATAACTCCACAGGAGCAAATGTCAGGGCAGACATAAATAGTGCTTTATTAGCAATTTCTAGTAATAATTCTGGATCATCCGCACCTTCAACAACTTATGCTTTACAAAGCTTTGCAAATACAACAGATTCAATGTTGCAGCTTAGAAATGCTGCTAATAATGCTTTTGTAAATTTAAGAAAATTTGATGGAAGTTTACCTTTGCCAGATGGTTCAGTTTCAAGTCCCTCACTATTTTTTGATGACGACACAAATACAGGTCTATTTAGTTCTGCTGCTGATACTCTCAACTTTGCAACTGGCGGCACTGAGAGATTGGAACTTGGTGGAACAACAGTATTTAATGAAGATGGTGCGGATGTAGATTTTAGGATTGAAGGAAATACAGAAGCTAATTTATTTTATTTAGATGCTGGTAATGATCAGATTGGGGTCGGGACAAATGCACCAGATGATATTTTTCATATTTCTACAGCTTTAAACTCATCAAAAGGTTTAAGAATTACTAATACAAATAATTCACAAGCCTCTGCTATTGCAAGAGTATTCATAAGTGGTGGAGATAATGCAAAAGCTGCTCTAAGATTAGAGACTAATGGAGCATTTCATGACATTTTTGAACGTAATACTGGTGAATTAACTATTGAAGATAATGGTACTGAAAGATTCAGAATTGACTCGAACGGGCAGTGTGGGATCGGGATTAGCTCACCAGCAACATTATTTCATGTTTTTCATGCAACAACAAACAATGTAGGCCAATTTGAATCTGGTGATGCAACAGTATCAATTTCATTTAAAGATACCGATACAACCACGGTTCCTACTGTAGGAGCAGCAGGTAACGATTTGCAGTTTTTTACAAATGGTTCAAGAAGAGTGCATATTAATAGTTCTGGTCGAGTTGGGATTGGCACAACTTCGCAAGCAAGTCCCCTTCATGTTTTTCATTCATCAACCAACGCAGTTATAAGGGCAGAAAGTGGTGATGAATTTGTACACATAGAATTAAAAGACTCAACAACATCAAGTGTGCCTTATATAGGGGCGCAAGGTGATGCTGTCAGAATTATCACAGGTGGTACAGAGCGTTTTCGACAAGAAGATAGTAATGAAGGAACAGGCTTTGGAGGTGCAACAACTGTCACATTTGACAATATGGCAAGCCATTCGGGCACAGGTTCAGAAGGTGCAAGAATTAGAAATGATGGTGCAATGGTTATTGGAACAAGTAATAATGTTGCACTGAAACTTAATAGAAGGTCTACTGATGGCTCACTTATTCAATTTTTCCAAAATGGTAGTGAAGAAGGATCTGTTAGTGTTTCTGGATCAACTGTTTCATATAATGGTGGTCATTTAAGTAGGTGGTCACAACTAAAAGGAATATCTTCAACAGATAAATCAGCAAGGCCAACAATATATCAAGGCACAGTTTTAAGTAATCTTGATGAATTATGTTCTTGGAGTCATGCAGAGGTTTTATATGATGAAGATGTTTTATATACACCTGAAGATACACTTCCAGAAGGTAAATCTGTTGGAGATGTAAAAATTTCTAAAGGCACTGTATTAAGAGAGGCTTATACAGAAGAAAATCAACAGTTAAACATGACAAAAGTATCTGATACAGAGGGTGATAAAGATGTTGCAGGGGTATTTTGGACTTGGGATGATGATGACGATGAATATGTAAATGATTTCTTTGTTGCAATGACAGGGGATATGGTTATTAGAGTTGCAGCTTCAACAACAGTCGCAAGGGGTGATCTTCTTATTTCAGCGGGTGATGGAACAGCAAAACCACAAGCGGACGATATTATAAGAAGTTCTACAATTGCAAAAATTATTTCAACAAATCATACAGCTACTTATGCTGATGGTAGTAAAGCCTACCCTTGTGTTTTGATGGCTTGTTAATATAATACGTTAACATATTAATTTTTTATGACCCCACAAGAACTATACGAAGAAACAAAATCTATGCTTGATTCTGAAATACAACAGGCACAACAAATTCAATCTGACATACAAGCAAAACAACAACAGTTGAATCAACTGACAACAAAAATAGTTGGTAATCAAAAATTAGTTGAAGGTCTCAAAAAACTTGATGGTGTTTCTGAAGTAGAAAATACTTAATATATAATAAAGGTATTTAAAATTTATTATGGCTGTTACTTGGGATGTAGTTGCTTTAGATGCAACAAAAACTGTCGGAAGTTTATCTGATGTAGTAACTGTTGTTCACTGGACTGCAAATGATAGAGATGGAGATCATACTGGTTCTTCTTATGGCTCTGTAGGACTTGCTGAGGCTGATAGTGGATCATTTACTGCTTATGCTTCTATCACTAAAGACAACGCTGTTGCATGGGCTAAAGCAGCTTTAGGTGCTGATGAAGTTACAAAAATAGAAACATCTATTGCTGCACAGATAACAGAATCTAAAACACCTATAAAAACAACTGGTGTTCCTTGGTCTTAATTAGTTTTATCTTGCATCTGCCTTGTCATAAGGCTCATAGTGACATACAAAGGTGATAAACCTATAATTAGCAGTAGAACAGCTATGCTCATAACTGACATGGCTCTTATCACAGCAAGTTTTATCATGTTTCAAAAGATAGCTAATGTTTTGAGTATCCTCTCATTCATAATGGTAGCTTCAGTTATAGGAGGAGGGTACTTTGGATATAAGTATGTAACATCTGAGCAGTTTAAAGCCAAGATAATGAATCAGGTGATGGGCAACGTAAAAGGTATGATGCCAAATGTGTTGGAGAAAGGTTTACCAAAGACAACAGGAGAGTCCATCCAGCTACCTAAAAAATTTGGGTTATGAACTGTTGGCACTGTAAAACTGAGTTGATCTGGGGTGGAGATCATAGCATTGATGAAAACTGTTTACCTCATTTACAAGATGATTATTCAATGATTACCAATCTTTCTTGTCCTAAA